TAATCTTATTAATATAAGGTTTGAGTTTGGAGATATACTTATAGACCCAGATGGGATAACAAGGCACGGTGTCATGCGATTCCGAGCCATAATATTAGGAACTTCCTAACTAGTTGATCCTAATAAATTTTGGATGCCAGATGGCTTGTTTAATTAGTAAGCAATTAACTAATGCTTGCTTAATTGGAGAATAAATATGGCAGCACAAAAAGGTAGTGCGATGCTTATGAAAGTCGGTAACGGTGGATCACCTGAGACTTTTACAACAATCGGTGGCTTAAGATCAACAAGCCTTACAATCAATAACGAGTCAGTTGATGTTACTAACAAAGACAGTTCTGGTAAAAGAACTATGTTAGCGGCAGCAGGTGTTCAGTCTATCAGTGTTTCAGGCAGTGGTGTTTTCACAGATGCAGCCAGTGAAACAACAATTAAGACTAACGTATTAGCTGACACTATAGACAATTATCAGTTCTTAGTTCCTGACTTTGGTACATTTACTGGTGGCTTCCAAGTTACATCTGTTGAATATGCAGGTGAGTTTAACGGTGAAGTTACTTACAGTATGTCTTTTGAAAGTTCAGGTTCAATTACATTTGCTACAGTCTAATAAATGGCTTGGCAATCTGTAACAGTCAAAGGTGCTAAGGGCGACATCTCTGCTTTGCTTAGTGGAGATGTCCTTGAAGTAGCCAACCAGTTAGGAAAAGACCCATCTGAAGTAAAAGTAGATGGTAAGTCCTATAAAGTATCGTCTTGCTTATTAGATGAAAGAGACGATGTATTAACAATCAAACTTGCAATGGCAAGTACAAAACAGGAGAAGTCAGATGACAAACCCACTAAAGGGCGAGATTGAAGTAGAGTTAGGCGGTCAAACCTATAAGGCAAGACTAACCATTGATGCAATAGTAAGCATAGAGCAAGCTGTAGGTTGCGGTATCATAAAACTAGCAACCAAGATGTCAGAAGGAGATATATCTGTTGGAGATATGATGGCAGTTTTGTTACCTGCTTTGAGAGGTGGCGGTAATGATTTTCAAGCTAAAGACATACAAAAACTGATACAAGATTCAGGTATTGTAAATGCAACACAAGTGGTGGCGACTTTACTAACAACAGTTCTAACACCAGATGAAGGAGTTGATGAGGAAAAAAAGCCACAAGAGGAAAGGTAAGTGAAGAATCATTACCTGTCAGAAGATTCATGGAGATATGTATGGGGATGATTGGTTGGACACCTAATGTATTTTGGAACTCAACATTGCATGAGATAGTATCTGCAATAGATGGATTTATAGAGTTCAACGGAGGCAATCAACAAAAACCTATGACTAATGACGAACTTAAAGATTTAATGGAATTATATCCAGATGAATAATGGCTACAGTTGATGAACTAAAAATACTTATCACGGCAGAAACAAAGGCTCTGCGTAAAGGTCTTGATGACGTTAATAAAAAATTAGCGACAACACAAACTCAAACGAAAAGAACTACTACTGCATTTCGTGGTATGGGAAAAGTTGTTGGAGCCATAGGTTTCGGTCTTTTAGGTAGAGAGATCATACAAACCTCTAGAACATTTGAAGATTTAGAAGCAACTCTTAGAGCTGTCACAGGAGGCGCAGAGAACGCTGCTGTATCTATGGACTTGGTGCGTAAATTTACGTCTGGTACAACTTTCCAATTAGAAAATGTAGCATCAGCATTTACAACTTTAGTAAACGCAGGTATTGCACCAACTAGCAAAGTTTTAACTGATTTTGGTAATTTAGCAGCAGGTTCAGGTAAAGACATAACACAATTAGCACAAGCAGTCTTCAACGCTACTACTGGTGAATTTGAAATGCTAAAACAGTTTGGTATTAAAGCGACAGTAGAAGGTGACAAACTTGCAGTTAATTTCAGGGGCAACACTGAGTTGATAGGTAGAGATGCAGACTCTATAGTTGAGCATCTAAGACAAATATCACAAGAGGCTTTTTCTACAGCACTAGAAGAAAGATTAAAAACAGTTTCAGGTGTATTCTCAAACTTTAAAGACGAAGTATCAGAAGTATTTAAAGCAATCGGTGAAGGTGGACTAAATGATGTACTTGTTGACTTAGGAAAGTCACTGATAACCTTATTGCAAGCACTGCGACCAGTTGGGTCATTTATAGGAGGTGTTCTTAAATTTGCTTTTGACGGATTGAGTGCTGTATTAGGATTTCTGCAGAGACAGATGAACACCTTTATAGCTATATTAGGTATTTATGCTGCTTTCAAAGCACCTGCATTAGCTACAGTTCTGTTTACAAATGCCATGATAGGATTGACAAAGGCAATAGGCTTGGCAAGGGCAGCTATGGCATTGCTATCAAAGAGTCCATTGTTCGTTATTCTTACGGTAGCTACATTAGGAATAGGTCTTTTTACGGATAAAGTAGATGAACTAGCTGAGACAATAAAAAATAAACTAGGTTCATTAGGAGAAAAATTATTTCCTCCAGATGAAGATAACACTAAAAGTATTGAAGAATTAGATGCAGAAATAGAGGCTTTCATGTCTAAGTTAGTGACTGATCTGCCTAAAGCATCTGAGCAAACTACCACAGCTCTGGGAGAGATGAAAGATGCTGTAATACAATCATCAAATGCCTTCACAACTGATTTTGTTAATTCTCTTTTAGAGGGTGAAAGTGCCTTAGAATCATTCAAAAATTTTTCAAAGAACATAGTTTCTCAAATAATATCTATATTTATGCAAATGGCTATAGTCAATAAAATACTTAATGCTATATTTAAAGCAGGTTTGCCTGAAATTAATTTTGGTGGAAACCGAATGTCAAATGCTGAGGCAATGCAGATAGATGCTTCATTGAATACAGGTGTTCGTGCTGCAGGAGGTGGTACAGTCCAAAGAGGTACACCAACAATAGTCGGAGAACGTGGTGCTGAAATATTTGTACCTAATACTGGTGGTACTATCATGAACAACATGAACAGTAAGAACGCTATGGGCGGTGGTTCTCCTGTCATAGTCAATCAATCTGTAAACTTCTCAACTGGTGTGGTGCCAACAGTCAGAGCAGAAGTACAGAAGATGCTACCTCAAATATCAGATGTTACTAAGGGTGCAGTGCTAGAAGCAGCAGTGCGTGGTGGTTCATATAGAAAAGGATTGATGGGTCGTGGCTAAGATAATAACAATGCCTTCAACTCCTAACTTTGTAAGAAGTAACTTTAGCTTGTTTAGAGCAATAGGACAGACAGCTTCACCATTTACAGGCAAACAACTAACACAAGAGTTTGATGCTGTATTCTGGCAAGCGGAGGTTACTTTACCACCATTGAACAGAACACAGGCTGTAGAGTGGCAATCCTTTCTAATGCGATTAAAAGGCACTACAAACCATTTTAAGTTTGCTGACCCTGATGCCTTAACCAACACAGGAACATTCAATACAACGCACTTAATAGCCGAGAATAGGGTATCTAACACTAATGTAGCTCTAACAGTTACAAATACGAACACTTTTACAGCAGGAGCAAGTATATTTGGAAGTGCATTAGTCGGAGACTTTATTCACGTTACTGGTATGGCTAATGAAGAAAATAACGGAACACATAAAATAACAGCAGTAACCAGTGCTACTGTAGTGGTGGTGGATAGCACATTAACTAATGTAAGTTCTACCAGTGGATGTAAAGTTCAAATGAATGTTAAAGGATCAACAGGTTTGAATCTAAAAACAACAGCAAGTTATACTGGAACTATAAAAAAAGGAGATTATCTAGGAGTTTTGGGTGCAGCTTCAGCTACAGCAGACCCAGTTCAATTAGTGATGGCAGTAGAAGATGCAGTGGTTACTACAACTTCAAATCCTGACCGATTCTCAGTACAAACAGAGCCTAAACTAAGATCAAATCTAAGTAGTGGGAATTTTGTTTTATTTCAGAATCCCAAAGGTCTATTCAGATTACAGGAAAACACCGTTGATTGGAGTGCTGACAGGACATCTTTATACGGCATAAGTTTTTCTTGCATTGAGGTGGTCTAATGGCTACAAGACAAGGCATAGACACAGCAATATCCAGTAGGCTTGGTGCTGATGCACAACAAATGTTTTTTGCCGTCAAAGCAGAGTTTGACACTGATGACATTAGAGTCTGGACAGGTACTGATGATATAACTGTCAACTCAGAAACCTACACAGGAGCAGGCACTTTACTTGGTATTAGTGGTGTTGAAGAGGATTTAGAACTTAAGTCAAGCGGACTATCTATATCTTTATCAGGCATGGATTCTACAGTCTTAAATTATGCACTAACAGAAAACTATCAAAATAGACCTATCACTATTTTTCTAGGTTTTCAAATGGGCGGCTCAAACGAGAGCGCAGGAGAGTTGACTTTATTTAAAGGTCGTATGACAAGTCTGCAAATAAATGATACACCTGATGGAGCAACAGTAACTATAGATTGTGAAAACAGATTAGTAGACTTAGACAGACCATCCAATCTTAGATATACAGTAGAGTCACAAGAATTTCTTAATAGTGGAGATACTGGTTTCAACAGAGTGCAAAGTTTGGCTGATAAACAAATAGCATGGGGTCAAAAACAAGATGTAAGAACTACGTCAGAAAACTCAAACACAGGCGAATTAGGCATCAGTAACCCAATGATGTAAATGCTATGAAGAAAGTACCAGATTGGGAAATAGAGTTTGATACTTTTCTTAACAGAAAACTAAAAACACCTTTTGCTTGGGGAGAATGGGATTGTGTCATGTTTACAAATGGATTTATAAAAGCTATGACAAAAGAAGATTTACTTCCTAAGCAATGGAAATGGAAAACAGAAAAAGAAGCAATGCAATGTATTTTAAAATATGGGAAGGGTAAGGGGTTAGCACACGCTATCCAAAACGCAGTGAACAAAACTAAAGGCATAAAAGAGATAGATAAAAGTTACGTCACTAAAGGAGATTTTGGTGTGTATAAAGAGGAAAGTGAATTGGCTTGTGTATTTGATGGTTATCACGCTTTAGGTGTTAATGACGATGGTGTAGTTGTCAAAAACAATGTAGATATTGTTAAGGCTTGGAGGATAAGTGTCTAAGCACGTAAAAGCAGCTTTATTAGTAGCAGTTGCAGTATTTATACCTGCGGCTATAGCGGCAGGTTTCAGTAGTACTATGACCGTCACTATAGCAGCAGGAACTTTTGCAACTTCTGCTGTAGGAATGGCGGCAATGGCTTTTGGGACAACTCTTGTATCTTCTTTGATAGGAGGAATGACATCAAAGGGTATTAATGCAACAGCAGGCAATTTTGGCACTAAGTTTTCTGCAAGAAATGCAACAGCACCAAGACAACTTATATACGGAAAATGTCGTGTCGGAGGCACTACAGTACACTTAGAAACTACAGGAACTGACAACTATTTATTACACATGGTTGTAGTATTAGCAGGGCATGAGATAGAAAGCCTAGAAAGTGTGAGACTAAATGACACTACTTTGACAACAAGTTCTAGCACAATCAATAGTACAACTGTGTTTACAGTAACAAACTCTGAATTTTCTAACACTGACAATGAGAACAAGCTAGATTCTAACGGAAGATTGGTCAGATTTTGTTTTGAAGATGGATCACAAACAGCAGCAAATGCTTATGCGGTGGCACAAAGCTCTTTGATATCTACAGATAAGTTTCTTGATTGCGCTTATGTTTATATGCAAATGGTATTTGACCCAGAAAAGTTTGGTGGAGGTATGCCTAATATATCTTTTGTTGTTAAAGGTAAAAAGGTTTATGACCCAAGAAGCGGAGAAACTGCTTGGACTGATTCAGGTGGTAAACCAATAGGAACTAATCCTGCTTTATGCATAAGGGATTATTTGACTGACACAACTTATGGACTTAAAGCTCTAAGTTCTGAAATCAATGATACTACCAATTTAGGAGGAGTAGCAGCAGCAGCAAATGCTTGTGAAGTTGACGTTACATTAGCAGACGGAAGCACTACTGAAGATAAATACACAGCTAATGGATTTACAAACTTTTCTGCTAGTGGTACTGGAGTTTTGGAAGGATTGTTGAGTTCTATGGCAGGTAAACTCTCTTATACTAATGGGCAATTCAACATATTTGCAGGCACAACACAAACTCCTTCTTTGACTATCACTGACGACAATTTATTAGCACCTGTTCAGATTACCACAAATGCAAACACAGGCGAACTCTACAACACAGTAAAACCTATATATGTAGATTCAACTAATAACTTTATTGCAGCAGATG